TTTGGTTCTCTTCCCCATCTTGATCTTTGCCGGTTATACCAAAAAATTGTTTTAGTGTGGCTTCCTGTGCTTCTGTTAGTCCAAGTATATCCCGTGGTCTATCACTCTGATAAATTGAACTCCAACCAGCTCGTTTCCCGCCTGCGATGCTCATTCACCAGCTTCCTTATGCTTTGCTAATTCTTCAGCTTGCTTGTTCCTCATTTCTATATCTTGGACAATCCGATCAATCACTCTTTGAGTAGCCTGGTTATAAATGCCTGTTAGGTTGAGTGATTTGCCAACTAGTAGTACTTCTTTCCTATCAAGTGCTTTGAGAGCTTCCTCAACCCGTTGGTAGTTTAATTCAAGAAATTCCACCGGATCAAATTTGATTTCCTTTTCCTTTTCTTTTGGGATAATAACTTCTTCTGGTTTTGGTTGGTTGGTATATCTGTAAGTATGTGGATAGTTTTTAACGTAATATTTAGCAACATAATCGGGGACTTCTTTAGGATCCCCAGCATGAAGTTCGATTACTAATTGTTTCTCATTTGGGAATATACCACGCATCTTAACCGGTATTACTAAAGTCTTATCGACCTTGCATATAATTTTAGGCACTTTAATCTCTCCGATTTAATTAGAATAAACCCCCGCCCTGTATTTACAAGGCGGGTAAAACAATTTACTTCCCAGAGATTAAGTTGCTGTTGCTGCTGTAAACACTTCCCAATCGCCGACTACCGGTGAAGCGGATTGAGTTTTGTGTACATAAATCTTCGAATGTGCAAGGAACGGAGCAATTATAATCGTTCCCACCGGTGTAGTTGCATAATTCGTTAATGTCGGTTCACTGGTACTTTCATATTTCAAAATGAAAGTTTGGTTCTCTTCCCCATCTTGATCTTTGCCGGTTATACCAAAAAATTGTTTTAGTGTAGCTTCCTGCGCTTCTGTTAGTCCAAGTATATCTCGTGGTCTATCACTCTGATAAATTGAACCCCAACCAGCTCGTTTTCCGGCTTCTGTGCCAAAATCGCTATTCATTGTAAAACTCCTTTGACTATGATTTTTTAATCAGCCCCGATCTTAACCGGGGCTTTAATTATTTTTCTCACTGAATAAATCTTTCAGTTAAACTGCCGGTGTGCTACCCGCCACCGCTGCACCCCAAGAAGGATTATTCGGTGAACTTGTTGCGATTACTATTCCCGAAGTGTTGCCAAGGAATTCGCTTGCAGAAAGGAATCCGTCATGGTCATAACGATCTGCACGAGTATACCCTACAACCGTAAATGAACTTTCGCCTTTAACGTTATCGTAATCAGCAGTTCTGTTCTTGAATCCTAGCGGTACTGTATGACCGCAAAGAATTGCAGACGCACCAATATAAAGAGCAAGTTTCCTATCGGATTGATGGATTGGATTTTCAAGCGGGTTGACATTACCGTAATTGATAGTGCCTCTTGCAGAATCGTAATAAGTTTCACCGCTTGTCCATACACCCGGGTTGTTAATATCAACTAGGATTAGGACTCCCTCTATCAAATGAGCTTCATAAGCGCCAGTAAACAATGCTGCGCCGGTTCCATCTTTTGTAATCAAAGCAATGTGTAATTTTTCAAACAATGGATCTTCGGCTAACTGTGCCATTTGGGCATCATTAATAATCATTACACCTTTTACTTTATAATTACCGGCAGTTGTAGGAACAATCATGTGACGTGAACCGTAAATCTGTGCGTTGCGAATTACCTGCACTGTCATTTTATCATCACTGCCCAGATTGTCAAGTTCTGTCGCGATTGCACTTTCGTATGTCGCCGGGTCAGCATTGAATGGTACACGACCATAACCAGCAACGTAAAAATTCGGATGAGATTTTTGTTTAATTACATCACCAAAACCGCCTTTCGCTTTTGATGCAAGAATATTCGCGGAGAAACCACGGTAACAAGCATCATAAGGCGCGTATGCTTGCCATCTTTGATTGAAGGAAACAAATTCATCTTTAAGATTGTCCCAAATCTGCATAAGCATTCTTGGCGTTAAGGCTTGTTCACCCATTAAACCGTCACGGGTTTTAACCGGTCGTCTAACCTGGTTAATCAAACAACGATTATAAACCCAAGTGAAGTCTTCTTCTTGACCTTCAGCCTGGTTGTCGCCATAGATCGGTTCTTGCCTCAAAGGTAATTTGACAGGAACATCTATTGCATGACCGCCCATGTGGTTCCAGTCTGTCAATACTTCAATCGGCATACCGGTTGGCCTTAATGTTTTTGCTTGGACTGAACCGTAAGGGACTGAACGAAGGTACCCATGGTCATCCATTCCACCAAGATGCCCGATCATACTCCCCCAAACGGGGATCTGATGCCATTGGCTTTTCCGCATTTTCTGAGAAAGTGCGTCACGATACATCCTTAAATCACTATTTATTGTACCCATTTCAAAACTCCTTGTAATAAAAAAAGCGGTTGCCAATCCTTTCAAATAGGATCAGTAACCGCTTCTTGTTATCGAATAACGATTTTCCCCCTCGATACTAAACCGAGGCATTCAAACTTTATTTATATTTATTTTTTAAATCACCAAGGATAGAATCCAGCTGTGTGTCATCGGTTATATTTTTAACATCCTCGGCTTTAATTATTGATTTCGTCCCGGTTTTGGTTGCACCATTTACATTAAGAACTTCATCTTTCAATTTTTCAGTTTCTACCTTTTTTGCAATTACACTTTTATTGACTAAAGCGGTAAGAATTTGAGCATTATTTTCATAGATAAATTTCTTAACCAGTTGACCTTCACGCAACATAGGGACTTTACCAATTGTCGCAACTACGCTTGGATCGGGATATTTACCGTTGAGCATCAGATCGTTAAGAGACTTGTTGAATAAACTTCCGTTTTCGTCCTTTGCCAACGTGAGATCCAATCCCAAATCTTTTTCACTGATTCCGAGTTTTTGAAGTTCATTCTTAATTGAACCAACTTCCTTTTCCAGCAAATTATTATTTACCCCACGGAAATCATCGTTTAACTGTTTTAATCTCGGCAAGTTTTCGGGAGTAAGAATATGTGATATTTCTTGCGGAGAATCAACATACAAATTTGTAAGGTTCGTTTGAGCGAATATGACCCTCTGCAACTCCGTTTTAACTCCGGCAGTTGCCGTCTCCAAATCTTTTAGAAATTTATTCGCTTTTGATAATCCACCATCTTCAATAAGGAATTTTTCAAACTCTCGGTATTCATCACTTTCAAAATCTTCCGGCATACCGGGATAAAGCTTCTTCAAACGTTTTGCCGTTTCTTGATCGAGAATTTTTTTCATCTCACCACTTTCCGGCAACGAAGGGAGTTCAACTTTTTTAATTTCTTTAAATGATTCGGTTGCTCTTGTTTTATTTTCGGGTTGTTCGCTTTTACCAATGTTTGCCTGTGTTTCGACAAGAGTCTTTACAAGGTCTTCATCAGACAGATTTTGAAATTGTTCGGTGAGAGCGTCAATGGCTTTTGTATTGTCTTTCAGATAATTATTTTTTAATGCAACTGCGTTAGCAGCAGCCTTAGCCAAATCTGTCTTGCCTTTATCCTTGTACTTTAAAAGGATGTCTCTGTCTCCTTCCGGCTGCTTCTGGATAATTTCGTCTGTTAAAGCGAATTCCTTTGGCTTTTCCGGTTCCTTTTCTTTTTCTGATTTCTGAGATTCTTTACTACTCTCATCTTTATCAACTTTGGTTTTATCCTCTAGCTTCTTATCGGAAGTATCCGCAACCTCGTCGGGTTTCTTGGGTTCCGCTTCGCCTGATACGGTATCCTTGGTTTCGGGCGTATCATATTTTTCTTTGATTAAGTCAAGTGCAGCATCAATCTCCTCATCATCAGTGAGACTTTTTATAACTTCTGATCTTTCATCTTCTTCGATAAAATCTTTTTCGGGGGCGAGTGATAATTCGTTTATTGACATTTTTATTTTCTCCGATAATAATATTTTTGATAAATTGTTTTCATTAAGCTTCTTTACACATCTTGATTATTTCTTCGTCACTCTTATTGAAGAATTCTTTTGTGTATTCAGCAAATTCTTCAACAGTATTGAAAATTTTTGGGATGGTTTTATTTCTTTCATCATAGGAAATTGTTTCGGATTTATGGGACTTATCAACGGGTAGACCGGAAATCTCAAAATCTGCTTTGAATTTCTCGTCTATCTTTTCTACTCGATAGATGGAAGTTTTGATTTTGCTTTCCTTAACATCTTTGGCAAGATTGAATTTTTCTTGAACTCGTGATTTTGCTTCTGGTGTAGCCATTGTTTGCCTCTCGTATAAAAAAAGCCGGGACCTATCACAATGGATAAATACCGGCTTCTTGTTGTCGAATGACCAGTTGTTCCCAACCTGATTGGTTGGTCAACCAATAATCTTTTAATCTTTGAGCTAAAGTTGTTCTATAGTAGGGGAAAATTCAACACACTTTTCGGTCTCATTATTCATAGTTCATAAGAACTTTTATTTGGGTAGAACTCATTCAAGATGTTTATAATCGCGCGGCTAATCTCTGAAGTGCTGAAAAGGTCAAAATCTTTTATTCTCTCAAGAATCTCTTCCTTATCATGCGACTTCATTATCTTACAGTCAGCTCTGTACTTGCCTTTTATCCCCAGTGTGTTAGCGTATAATGATTTGACAACATAACCATGTTTGATATTCCAATCATACATAGCCATCGCTTCGGGAAATTTCTTTTTGTCATAATACATCGGGTAATGTAGATCGAAATGTTTTGTATCGAATCCCTTTTCTGTCAAGGCATCATAAGTGTTTCTAAGTGAATGCGTATAGATATCATTTGAATTCCTTTTGGAAATAGAATTTTGGAGGAACCCTTTAAAGTAAAAAGGGATTTGTGAAAAATCGATTGGCTTTGTAAGAAAAAAATCGTCATTAAAAAATGCGAAGGGATTGCTTATTTCGGCAACATTACAAGCCTTCATAATTTTTTCACATATCCTTTTTTCTTTGCAAAACAATTGGTTGTCTCCGTGATGGATATGTTTAATTCTATTATTCAAATATGGCGGTTTGTCTCCGATGATATAAACTTCGCGGTAATTCATGCTGCTTTTTTCGAGAGAACGCAAACTATATTTTAATTCTTGGTTGCGCCAATGAGAAAGACCATTTGCGAATAAATAAACGATATCGATGTTCCCAATTATCATTTCTTTCTCCGATTTGTTTTTGTGAAAGCCATGCTCAAGATATTCTGTAAAGTATCCTTTGGTTTTCTTACAATATCTTCATGTGCGCTAACTGCAATTTTTTCAAAACCATTTGCCGCCATAACATTGCTTAAAGAATACTCGTTAAAGTGGTGAAGATGTTCGTCTGGTTTGCGGTGCTTGTAATTATTATCGAACCAATCTTTACCCTGTACAATAAAATGACAATATGGGAGAGAGATAATAATTGTTTCGCAATTCAAACTTTTAAGGAATGACAAGTCGTGAATATGTTCTAGTGAATCAAAGAATGTAATCACATCAGCATTGATAAATTCCGGCACGATATAGCAATCTTGGATTGGCGTGTTAGTAACATCAAGGCCATAAACGTAAGGTATATGCTGCTTTGCAAACTTCATAAAGGCACCGTTGCCATAGCCGCAATCAAGTAAAGACCGGATGCGTTTACCATGGCAACCCTTTACGAATCCTAAACGAAGAGCTTGTAATATATCTGATTGCTGTTGATATTCCGGAGTATCATAAATACGGCTGTATTCTTTATCGTATATAAAAGGTTTGGGATCAGTTTGATTGATTACCCCATGCTCATCAACTTCATAATGTCTTTCGTGAGAAACGAAGTTCATAAGACTCCCTCGTTTTGAGTGTTCATTCTGCAATTAGTTTTACTCGGTCTAAATTCACAATAATATTTCTTACCCATACCTTGGGCCAACGCAAGTGCTACGCTTTGGTTGCAATACAATGTATCACAATCTCGAATCAGTATTGCTAATTCAAGCATATCTTTTGTCGGTATGCAAGGGAGTAACCCGTATTTTTCTTCGAACTCTTCCCATTCTTCGCGAAGTCCAATGAAGTAAACATCACCTTCGATCTGACGGTAAACATCTACCCAGTCAACTTTACTTTTTTCTCTCCATCTTGGAGTAAGATTAATTAGCGAATATGGTTTCTTAATATCATTGTCGCCTTTCACTGTTAAGAACGGTCTGTTCCAGTTTCTTCTATCTAGTCCGAAACAATTCAAATACGATACTATGATGTGGTTTTTGTCTCTTCGCGGTTCTAAACGTGCAGCATCTAAATCATAATCGAATTTAAGATTGGGTTCATATTCGTGCGGCGGATATTCCCCTGATGTAGGCAACACAATAAATCCGCATTGTTCAAGCAAGGGTTTTATCTTATCAAGAAGACTAATCTTTTTTCGGTAAAAGCAAGTCTCTTTAACATACAGATGAGTAACTCCAAGTTTTTTCATTGCCGGGATACCAAAAACAATATCACCTAACAAACCAGATGTCGCTGCTGTAATCATATTTTTTTATTCTTTATGCACCAGTTAAGAATTTGTTCGGGTTCGCAAAACAAACATCCCTTGTACAATCCCGTTTTAATATCATTCGGATCAGCCCATGTATTTATTAGGTTGCTTAAAGATGGAGGATAAAACATAGCAATCGGACAGCTAACAGTAGGTGCTAGTATCCCCAAACCGGAAGGGAATGAAAAGAAATATTTCAATCGTTTCATTGCTTCAATCACATAACCCAAAGACTGCCCGATAACTCTTGAGTAATGAATACCAAATCTTTCCACCAACTTTATTAATTGATCTGCTAAATCCGTATCGAATGATGCCCCAATAATCACAAATTTATAATCTGGGTTATGCTTGTTTATTTTGTCAATTAACCCCATCCACTTGTACTCATTCCAAAAACCCCAAGACCTAGCGGAACTATAGCAACTCCCATAAATACCTATGTACTCTTTGTCTGAAGGGAAATCCTTTTCAACTTGTTCAGAACACTTTGTTGTGTCCCAATCAAATTTGAAAGATGTTTTTAGGTCGGGGAAGAAGTTCTCAATCCTTTTGCCTTGCTCAAGGTGCTTGTTCGC